ATGAGTTTGTCTGTTTATCAGCAAGCGAACGGCTCTTGGCGAGCTGATTTGCGAGTTTTAAATGTTCGTTGCAGCAAAGTTAGAAAAACAAAAACAGAAGTGCTGAAATGGGCGATGGAAAAAGAGCGAGATATTCTTTTGAATAACTCGACTGAAGAAGCTTTAAAAAGAAAAATTGTTTTGACCGTTCATGAGGCTTTAACTCGTTACTCCAATGAAGTTTCACACTATAAAAAAACTGGAAAGAAAGAAGCGCAGCGGATTAAATATTTTCAGCAGCATTTGCCGAATGTTGATTGGCCATTGGTAAATTTTCAGTCGGATTATTTGGCTCAGTATCGTGACGCTATGATGAATCGTTCAATCAAGCCTTTGAAGGCGAGTTCAGTGCGTCGTGACTTTTCTACATTGTCGTCATTTTTCTCTTGGTGTATAGAGAAAAAATGGATTAAGCATAATCCTGTGGCAGAAGTGAAGTTACCACCAAAACCTACTAACCGTGAACGTCGTATCGAGTTAGATGAAGTTGAGAGAATGTTGGCTGCTTTAAAATATGTTCCTGGTTCTGTACCTACCACTAAGTCTCAGGAAGTCGCTTTAATTTGGCTGATTGCGATGGCTACGGGTATGCGCTCAGGTGAAATAGTGAATCGGGTACCTAGAGAAGTTTTATTGAGTAAGCAGCAGATCCTGTTGCCTGATACCAAGAATGGTTCGTCAAGGACAGTTCCATTGGATAATTTTGCGGTTCATCTTTGGTCACTGGCAATGAAGATTGATCGTAAAGCATCACCTAAAGTCTTCACTGTTTCTGACTCTTCAAGAGATACGTTGTTTAGAAAGGCGAGGAAGCAAGCAGGCTTGGAACATGCAGATTTAACTTTTCATGATTCAAGGCATGAAGCTGCGAGTTTGATGGCGAAACGAATTAAAAATGCACTCACACTTTGTAAGATATTTGGTTGGAAAGATCCAAAGTTTGCTTTGGTTTATTATAATCCAACCAATGATGAGATTGTTCATGAATTGAATCAATCTGAAGGATTAAGAAATTCATTTAACAAAGTTTAAAATTTGGTGTTGAAAAATGAAGTTGGAGCCATAAATAAGAATTATAAAATTAGAAATTAATTTTAAAATCTAAACACTTAATTAAAGAGCATCTTATGACTACCCAAATTTATGGAAATATACAGCATTTTAAAGATCAGATTGATGAATGGAAAAACGTTGTAACTGAAAAACTAGCTTTTTACTCTAATCTTATTGATGATGCTTTTGCCCATTTTAATGATACCAACAATAGTGCTGACTATCAGAGTGTTGAGAAAATTGATAATAGACATTCCTTAGAAAGTTTAACTTCAGAGAAAAATATCGCTAATATAAAAATAGCTGAGATAAAAGATTTAGTAGTACAGATTTCGCAAGACGGAGTATTAAAGTTTGAAAATCTGTATGCTATTTCATTCGATGAAAGTGGTACAACGGATGCGTTTGAAGATTTAATCGCACATCAAATATGGATTGAAGTCCGAATGAATGAGTTTTTAGGTTCAATGAATAATTATGAGTATGATTATGTTGAAGGCTACAAAAATTTTAAAAGCAAAAACTCGCTATCTTCACTATTCCGTGCAATCAATGACTTACGCCACAGTTACTACCTTGAAAGATTACTCAAGTTGACAAAAGATGAATAAACCATTTTTTAGACATCTAATTTTAAAATTCCAATATAAATTAGATGTGTTTAGCGATAATTAATATTTGCCTTATCAAAAGCCATACCAAAACTAATGACATCCTTAGCTCGCCATCTTGGGACAGTGTGATCGCCAGTTGTTGGTAGATCACGGCTCGGTGGAAAGTAGGGGTTAGTAATGATATGGCGTTTGGTATAGTCCGCTGAATATTTAAAATATTTAGCTACATCATCGAGATCCCAAAGTTGATGTGCAATTGGGATAATGGGTTTAGCATCCAGTTGCTGCATCATTCTTAGAATGACTTTTTCTAATAGTTTTTCATTGCTCATTGTTGTGTCCACTATCGTAAAGTTTCAGATAAGAAATAAATAGCTCCGCAAAATGATGAGCTACTAATAATAATTGTGGCTTGGGTCATATTTATCATTTTTTTGTTCCTGGTTGTTTAACTTGATTTGGATTTGTAAAGATCCAGCACTTAATAATCCGCTCGCTTTGGATCGGATTGTCATTGGTGTGATCACCAAGATTTTTGGCATCATCAGCGGGAAATTTATTCGATCTGACTGGTTTATTAGCTTCAATAAACTTGTACCGTTTACTTGTTCGCAATAAGTTCCGCATTTCGTTGATGTCTGGTAATGCTTGGAAGTTACGCGCAGCAACTTTGTAGACTTCATTCAGGTTGATTGCGATATGTGCCTCCGTAGCGTCGTAATGGTTAAGATGGAAATGTACATTTCGGATGCCGTTGAGGTATTCGTATGCATCCCAAAACTGTTGCACGTATACGTGGTCCATGCCGATTTCGTCTACACGTTTTCTGGCCATGTTCTCAAGCATGTTTTTGGCGTTCTGGATCTCGGTCGCGCTTATCTCTTTTTTGAGTACATTCTCAGCTAGTGCGTCGATCATTGCTGATACTTGGGCATGACATAACGCTATACGAACGTGAGTGATTCCTTTCGCGTGGAAGTCGGCTTCGATCTTTTTTAGATTGTTTGTGTACGTCTCTAAAATTTTGTTCTCGTTCTTCAGGCAGTACGTCATATAAGTACAAGCTTCTTCCAAAGGCATTTGCGACAATCTGGTCGCAATATTCTTTTTCTCTAAGCTTTGCCCTTTAATGTCGACCGATATATGCAGTGTACGAGAGAGGATCGCTTCAGAGGCTTGGATCGGAGTGTTTTGGCTAATCATTACCGCAGCGCGGAATGGTGGCTCGTATGTTTCATTACCTGCCGTTTTTAAACCTTTGGAGCGAATTGCTCGACCGTTAAATGCATCTTTTAATTCATCCCATGAAAATTTGGCTTTCTGTCCTGATTGTTGATCATTACGGTCGCCCTCGATGAGTACAATTGGCATGTTCGAGGTTTGCGCGAAGTTGCGATAAACTGCCACGCTCGTTGATTTATTAGGGTCAAAACCCTCGTAGGCTTCTCGTCCGCTAAACTTCCATAGCATTTCGATTAGTGTTGATTTACCAGATCCAGCCTGACCAACAAACTCAAAGAATGGATAGGATGAATTAATCGAACGGATCTGTTCAGCAAAATACGAGCCAGTCCACCATGCTAAAAGTATTAATCCGACTTCATTATTTAAGTCGTAGTAATCACGCCACCAAGTTGGTTGGAATTCCTTCTTGTTGTTTAGATGAATAATTGGAGTCGAGGCTAAAGTCTTGATCTCCTTTTTATTTGTTTTGAAGTAATCATGTTCGTTCTTGGGGATAACTTGACCTTTATGCACAGCAAATTGATCGAAGATATAAACATCGTGTTCCTTGCTGTATCCAATGAAGTCGATCGTTTTGACTTCGCGTAAACGTTCTGTTTTGCGCTTAATAAATGTTTCGAGCTGTTGATCTGATCCAGTCCACATCGCACCAGATAAAACGCCCATAACGCGGGGTTTAAACTTGCTACGTGAGGAAATATGTTCAGGTGTGAACGTTGCTTTAACTTCACCCCACGGTGATTGAAGGTGGAAGTAATACCAACTTTCGTCGGTTATCTCGTTCCGTTGGAAATATAGCGGCTCCAGCTGAGCGTTGCAGATTTCCACGACTGAAGAACTATTTTTTAGTGCTTGAATCTTTTGTTCTTCTTCGGACAATATTGAGCCTTGTCCTTCTTTTGTTGCTTCAAGCACTGTATTAAATTTTTTGTAATCCAATTCCCACCAATAGGTGCGGAAACCGTGATTAAAGTAAAACTTCGCAATATTGTAGAAGTTGTAAATCAATAAGCCGGCTTCCTCAGCTGTTTTTGCGATTTGCAGCTTGCCGTAATGGATATATTTATCCTGGTGTTTCTTTGTGAGCAGATTGTTTTGAAATAGATCATTCCAATCTTGACCGACTATAGGTAGAGCAGCTGTGCATAGCCATCCATCTTGTATCGATTGGTCGATCTGTTTAGGTAAAAACTTTTTGCCTGCCTTGTCGTTATCCAAAGCCCAAACAAGGCGAGGGCGGTCTTTTTTTAGTTCTTCGCAGCGTGTAGCGATTTGTCGTAGGATCTTGTTTGGATAGTTGCTACTGTTCATGGTACTGATACTGATCAGATCCGACTGTGACAATGCAATGCTGTTAAAAATTCCCTCTGTCAGCCATATACTGCCAGCATTACAAAGATCATCTAATGTGTGAACGGTCCAAGATAGGCCTTTCCATTCGCCAATAAAATTGGCTTTCATACGTCCAAAACGTTCTGGACGATCAATAAATCTTTCCCAATAAATACCTGGTGCAAGCTCAAAACGAACTGTGGCCGTAACTAGACTTTGATTCTTATAGTCGCGGTAAAGTTCTTGCTTGTAGAGGGTTTTAATGTCGTTTATATCGAAGCCCCGAGCGTGTTGCATATAAGCATCTGCTGAAGCATTTAGGTTTGTTTCTGTTTTAGGGAAATCCTGAGACCAATCTTTGAATAATTCTTCACAGATATCCCTGACGTGTTCTTTATAAGTACATTTATTGATACGGCCACACTTCACCACCTTTGGGGTAATAGCATGTGTGTACAGTTCCTTTTGATTACACTTAGGGCATACACCGCTACGGTACCAGTCGCCTACTTTTTTGAACTTGAAAAGTTGGTTCAGTCTTTCGTCGATTCGACGTTGCAAAATATCCATGTATTACTCAGATCAATTTCATTTGTAGGAGGCGATTGCGATAGGTTTGTGCTTGGGCAAGGTCAATTTTCCTTGTCCAGAAAAGAGCGTTTATCGCACCTTCAACAAAGCATTTTTGAAACTTATCAATATCAGCCTGAAGCTCTAAGCTGCGGAGCTGCATTTCGATTTCGTTTTCCCATGTCTGTCTGGTAAGTGACAGATCAGGGCAAGGGGTGAGGCTATTGTGGATAGTGCGAGTGATTTCGAGATCGGCTGCAAAGCTTGCGAGGCAGTCGGGATTCATGCAGCTAACGATTATGTTATGAAGAAGTGGAGACGGCTTTTTGCGGCTCGTCACATGCATCCTACGGTCACAATGCGGACAGTAGAATCCTATTGATTTACTCATGTATTTCCCCGTTATTACTGGACCAAGTGATCTGTTGCTCCCGACACCACTCACTTGCATATTTTTATTGCTTTACATTCTGTTTCAATTGTTAATCAAATGGTTACATGATCAGCTTTTGTTTCTGTGATGAGCCAAAAAGTCGTCTCTTATGATTATTTTGAGTTTGAAAGAGTTGATTTTGGCAGTTTTGATTCGACTAGCGATTTGATCCATTCATTAAGTGACATGTTGCATTTGGCTGCTTCGATGCGAGCTAAACGACGATTTTCTGGTGTGGTTCGAAAACTGATTTGTATTTCTTTTTGAGACTCTTTAGTCGCCATTGCAGGTTTCCTTTTAAGTGACAGTTTTAGACTGTAGTGAAGATAGAACTTTGTTAAGATGGTATATGTTTAAACAGATAATATCCCAATTGGGATATTTAAATAACAGGTATATCTCAAATGGTATATGAAAATACCGATCAAAAGGGTGATCGTATTCGTATCGAGCGATCTAGACTTGATTTATCGCAAAGTGAATTTGCATCCTTAATGAACAAACAAAAGATGGCAGTGTTTCGCTACGAAAAAGGTGAGCGTGTCATGGGGCAAGATGATTTAGAGGCTTTACATTCAAAAGGTGTAGATGTTTGGTTCTTACTTACCGGAGAGCGTACTCGTCCTGATCTGCTTTCAGACGATGCAAAAGAACTATTAAAACTTTGGGATCAGGTTGATCCTTCTCAGCATGCAACTTTGCTGACTTTAGTAAGAAATTTTGCTGAGAGTTTTGGGGTTAAAAAAAGCGATTAAACGTTCTTTTGAACGAATAAACACAAGTTCATTCGTTCAATATTTTTTTATAATAATAAAAATGTTATAAATACATCAAATTAACAATGTTAAATTTATAAGAGTTATTAAATGTATATTACAAAAGTTTTGAGTTATAACGGAGCTTGGGATGAATTATTAAGTGAAAATAATGCTACTTTTATTGAAATAAAGAAAATTTTAGAACAATTTTCTTCAAATATTCATGATCCAGCAGATTGGTTACGCCCTGACTCTCCAAGAGACCAATTCACACATATTAGTGAAAGATTTGAGAAGAAATTTTTAGAAAATGGATGGGGATATCCAATTGCTCGAGTATCTAACAGAATATTAAGGAACTCATTAGGGGTAGTGAAAAATGGATTATCTTTGAAAATGGATAATAATATTGATGCTATTCCTACTTTTATATTTAAAAAAATAAAAATAAATAATATAGGAAATGTTACTTTGCCTACGCTAGTTACCTTTAACACTTCTACGGTCAAAGATGGATTATCAACTACATTCACTATAGCAAATAGTATTGTTTGTACTTTTGAAAATGCTTATGAAGATCTTATCGAATTATTGCCTAATGATTTTAACACTAAATTTTTAATATTTGGAATTGATAAATTTGATAGTGGATTTGAATTAGTTAAAATAGATATTAAAAAAAGTGAAAGTATAAAAATAGATAGATGTATTACATTTGAACCAGAATATTATCAAGCAGGATTAAGCATTCTGAGCTATTTCGGAACAGTCTTAAGAGATAAATATCCTGAACAAAATGCAACTGTTAGAATCGAACAACATGATTTGAATGTACGAATGGTCATTCAGTCTGAAAATGGAAATATCGAAACGATTGAAAAGGCTCTACACGAATATGAGTTATTGCTAAAAGGGGAAACAAGCCCAGATGAATTTGCTATTTCTCCTTTAAAAGCTCTAGAACTCAAAAATCAGCTCAATCTATTTAAATTTCAAGTTGAGTCTCAAAAAGAAATTATTGCTTTGCAAAATGGGCAAATCTTGGATTTAAAGCAAATCATACATAAAGCACTTTCTCCTATTTCTCATCCACCTGTAACGATTATTAATCAATTACATAACTCGCAATCCACAGTGATAAATCATAAAGCTGCGATCTCAGAATCTAATGATGAGCTAGAGGAACTAATTGATCTTGCTGATAGTGAGACTTTGAAGAATAAGCTTGCAATGATTCAAAATGCTTTAGAAAGTAATAGAAACTCAGAAAATCCTGAGGAGATTAAAGACTCTAATGGTATGAAGAAATTAGCTAAATTTCTGAAAGAAGCAAATGAAGTGGGTACAGAGGCAAATGATTTAGCCGAAAAGGGTGGCAAAGCAGTAGATCTTATTAAAAGCTTAGGACGAAGTTATAACAGCATAGCTCAGTGGTGTGGGATGCCAGTTATTCCTAGTGTATTTGTAAAGGAATAATGTCAGATGGAAATTGATTGGAAACTCGTTGCACCTATAGTTGGATCATTAGTAGCAATAATCACACTTTTTTTTAAATTACATGAAATCACTAGTTTCAAACATAAGAAAATCTCCGACAGACTTGCTTCAAGTATTCAATATTTCGATAAGTATTTTGAGAAAGGGCAGACCAATCAACTTGTATTAGATCGAGCTGCTCAGGATCTTGCTAAAAGCCCACATGTAGACCATAACTTGGTGAATAAACTTATAGAATTTCATCAGAATTATTTAGTCAATTTTGATCATATGGTTTCTTTGTTTGATGATGGGTATCAATTTATTACTTATAAAAGAGGTCAAACACTTGATATAGAATTGAATTTATCTATTAAACCATTCATATTTATAACAATAGGTTGGAGAAGATTTCTATTTGTAATGGGGTATTTTATTTTTGCAACTTCAGGTGTAATGCTTTTTTTAGTTTTAATTACTTCCAAAAATGTTCAGTTTATGACTGCTTTAATTATGGTAGTTATATCTTTAGCCTTTATATTTCTAGGAGTTTTATGCTTAATGCTTGAGGAAAGAATCAAGCAAGCAAATAATTTTATTATAAGAATCAATCAGGCTAATGCGAAATATAAGGCAATTGATAAGCCTAGAACAATTATTTTGCTGACTAAGAGAAGTAAGCCCTCATAAGAGGGCTTTTTCTTACTCTTTATTCATAGAATTTTGAACGAGGCGAACTTGCTCTTGAATAATGAATAATGTCGCAGCGACAGACTCGCCAGTTAATGAGTCGCAATTTTCAGTAGATTCAATAAGTAAAGATAAGTGCTGATCTAATAATGATAATCTTGTTTGTATATCCATGTCATACCCCTTTTGAAAGGTTAAATCCGTTATTTATCAGGTCTGAAAGTTCGTTGAATAGTCTCCAACTCTGTTCTGTATTTTCAGTAACTAAAATGGCTTGAACAGCACTAATACTTAGGTTGTAGGTGTCATAATTTTTGTTCAAATGGTAATCAATATTTTCTCGCAACCGTGACCAACTAATATTTGTTTCGATGAACGTTTTGTATGAGAGATTACTCTCTATCAGTCGATGTAATTTTCTAGTGCTGACAAAAAGCTGGCGTTTATTTTTCTGCGGATTTTGAACTCGCATGATTAGTTTTTCTATGCTCATGGTTCGCCTTCAATCTAATAAATGGGTTGGAAGTATTTGCTGCGGTGTGTGCCAGTGCCATTTTATGATGTCTAAGCGCGAAGATGCTGAAGCAACATAAGCTGTAATCATGCGAGCGTGATGCACCCATATTTCGAGCAATGGTTCGGTCGGGGAGATATCCAATTTTAAGGTGCGTAATTGGTTATAAAGCTGCCTTTGCTTGTCTGGCATTGCCCTTAATTGTTCAGGTGTTGCAGCTGGCTTTTGCGGCTCTGAAGTCCCTACAATTTTATCCTGGTGCGGAGCAGTTGCTGGAGTTGGTGAAGGCGTTGATTCTGTTGGGATCTCAATACAAAACAGACTCTTTAATTTTTTATAATCGATGGTGTAGTAGTTCACCCGATCCGACTTCACATCCGATAGCTTTGCTACCTGAATGAGGCCAAGAGCGCGTAACTTGGCCACGGCTCTTTTAATCGTTGAAACACTAAACATTCCAAGAGTCTCTTTCCATTCTTCATGGGTATGAAACCACCACTTGCGGCCTTTGTAAGTGGTTAAATTTTTCTTGGTTTTACGTTTTCTTGTTTCATTCAGAAAGAAATATAGTTTTTGGAGAATGGTTGCTGCTGTGATCCCTAAAACCTTCGCCATTTCAGGCGAAGCGATCAATGGATATTCATTGTGCTGAAGAAGTAGTTTCATGCCACAGCCCCCCGATAAAGCTCCATGTAGCAAGCCTTACACTTTGAGGTCCATTGTTGTACACCATTTCGCAATCCGTTCCTGTTGAAGAACTCACCGTCGAATGGGTAGTACTCCCCGCAACTGGTACAGAGTCTTTCTGTGCCTAGTTCGGTAAATATGAGGAATTTAGACATTATGCACCACCCATCTTTAACAGGAGGTAGCCGAGTATCAGGATGGATACATATGCGAAAGTGTCTTTAATTTTTTTTAGCTTTGCAGCTTTCTTTTTTGATGCCAGAAATGCGGGGAAATCAAGGATTTGGGTGTGTTCGTTTGATGTGGTAGACGTGCGTGTGTATTCACTATAAATACGTGTGTTCATAGTCGTTTTCTCAGTGACAAGTTTAAATAAACCTGCCGACATCCTTCCTACGGGATGGTGGCAGACTAAACAGGGTGTAGGAATACCGTTCACTGAGTACGGCCAGCACGAAGCTGCCCTGTCTAGCCTACCGTAACGACTGCTAAACAGTTGGCAAAAAAAATGCCGCATTAAGCGACTTTGATTTGCGCTCAGTGATGATAATTCAGGTTCCTACGCCCGATCACAGATTTTGCTGTGATTTAAGAAATATAATCACATTTATTATTGAAAGCAAGCGTTTTTGGTTTTGGCATTCTTTTATATTTCTAGTTGTTATTTTATTTATAGATAGTAGGAAATGTCTTTTTGACCTTTTGCATCGAGTCAAAATGAAGCATATCATCGTGTCATTATGAGCTGTTTCATTGTGTCATTCTTATACTTGACCTTACATAGAAGAACTGAACAAAAGGTAAATTAAACGAGAAAAACTAATGATATTTTAGTCTAGATATCTATTTAACTTTGTGAAGTTGTGAGAGAATTAAAAGTATTTAAAATAAAAGCAGTTATAGCTTAACGATATTATGACAAAGAAATTTAACTCACGGTTAGTGGAATGGGTAAATGACTTGGGGCAATACTTACTCCAAGATATGAAAGCTTTAGAAAAGCGAAATTTCAAAGATTCAGATGTTTTATCGGATGCTTTAAGTTATATCTATCTACAAAAAGATTTTGGTCAAAGTGATTATAAATCGGCGAAGCTAGAGTTTGATCAAGTTATAAATAAGCTGCAAAAGTTACCTACAAAAAAATGTCCATTTTGTAATGGTGAAATGGTTGATAACACAGACGTCATTATTTTAAAACAATATATGAAGAATTTTGGATTTTCGTCATTTTCTGGTGCTTACCGAGATCAATGTAACGAAAATGTTTGGCTTGGAAATTTAAATTGGTCTTGTTATGGCTGTGAAACCTTAGCTACCGATCCACCGAAAGACACAGCCAAGGTTTGGCTAAATATACCTGAAATAAGAAAGAAGAAAATCTTTGCTAGTATCGTATTTAAAAAATTTCCCGAAGTAGAAGCTATGAGCTTGGAAGGCGCGGCAGGGCGTGGTTGGCTTCTCAAGTTTAATGAAACTTGGTATAGCAACAGTAAGGTAAAAGCGGAGTTGGTTAAGGTTTGGGAATTATAATATTTAATTTTTTATTAAAGGTGTAAATGTGACAGTAGCAAGAAAAAATGAAAATTTATATCAAGAAATGGAAAACCTATTAAAACATGGTGTTATAGGATTTTATAATTGTGTTGAGATTATTGAACTATTTATGATAAAAGAAGGACATGTATTTAATGTATTTACCATATTAGTAGCATGTAAAAGAAAGGTAATTCCTAATAAAAGTGAATTTTTAACTAATGAGTTAATAAAATTAAAAGGAAGAAGAGAGAAATTTGGAGTGATTGTTACTTATAAGTCTATAAGTGAATGTAAAGAAATTTTCCGTAAATTACTTGATGAAAAAACATGGATTATTAGTGATGCTGAAAATCTTAAAGTTAGTAATGAGTTAGAGTGTGATGGAAAATATTTTGCACCAGTTGATTCTTCAGATATAGTACCAATAAATCAGATTCTAAAAAATAATTTCTTTAATGGATCATATATATTTGAAGTAGCCGACAAGAATAAAAGTCATTTAAAATTTTTCTATGAGGAAAAATCCTTAATACAAGAGTTAACGATTGCTTTAAAAAAATATTTACCAATTTCTTTAGCTTCTGTATCGGACAAGCTTGGTAACTATGTGTTTCAATTTCCTGTGGAAATTCTAAGCTACCAATTGTCTTATAATGAAAATGAAAATTTGATTTGTGAGATAGCTTGGCACGATGATGCAGAAAAAAGAGATTTAATTGTCACAGCAAGAGGCGTTGAAAAAGATAATGTATTAGAAGATTTTTCAGTAGCAAAAATAAATTCAGGATCTAATATTTGTGAGTTGAATTTTAAAGTAGATAAACCTTTTTTGTTGTATATCATAGATATTGAAACTTCAGTTATATATGCTGCTGTAAGAGAAAGTATGTTTATGATGGCGAAGTTCTTAAAAGTTGAAGTTAAAGTGATTGATGAAAATGATTGTATAGAGAGAGATTTTAAAATTGAAAATGAAGACTTTAAAGTTTTTGTGAAGGATAATAAAAATCAAGTAAAAGTTATGAACTGGATAGATAGAAGAATTTATACAAATGATATTGAGGTAGCCAAAAATAAGAAATATTTTGTACAGTATTATAATGATGATAAAAAGTTATCAGAGGATCTTCACCGTGAGGCACTCAAAGATATTCATTGGTTATTAGATCAGTATGGTCAAGAAGAAGTGTGGTTGTGGGATCCATATCTTAAATATAATGATATCGCAGAAACATTATTTTTTAATAGATATTCAAATAGTGTTATGAAGGCTATTACTGGAGATAAAAATATACCTGAAAAAAAACTTTGTGATGTATGTAAACTTAAATTATGCGCTTCTTGTACAGGGACGTCGGGAATCATAGACAATTCTATTGATGAAAAGAATCAAGGTTTTAATTTCTTAAGTGTTGATTTTAAAGGTAAAATTAATTTAGAGTTTAGAACAACAAAAGGTACTCCTGCTAATGCATTTCATGATAGGTTTATCATTTTTCCTAAAACATATGAAGGTGCAATGGCTTGGTCACTGGGAATATCAATAAATCAATATGGCAAAACACATCATATACTTCAAAAAGTAACTGATGCTCAAATGACAGCGGATGCATTTCAAACTTTCTGGAATCAAATTCAAGGTGATAATCAGCTGATTTGGAAGAGTAAAAATGATTAATAGTATAAAAAAAACAGACTCAGAAATTACTGATTTATATTTATTAATTGATGAATTAGTTAGTGTAATTTATGACAGTGATGAAGATTTAAGATTCAGAGATTCCTATGGTCAATTGTGTGGAAAACTAAGTTATATTAATGAGTTAGATGTCAATAGTTTGCTTATGAATTGGGCGGTTTCAAGGGTTGAAAGTGAAACTAATATTACTTTTTTAAAAAAAGTACTGCATGTTATTAATCACTTGGGTTTTTCTTTTTGGGAGTATGTCAGAGCCAATCAATTAAAAATTAATAATAAAAACATAGAAATAATTAAAGAGTTATTGTTAAGTGCAAAAGTAAGCCAAGAACTGAGTATCTCTGAAAGATATACTCAAAATAATTTTTTTGAAAAAATAGTAGATTTTAAAAAAAGAAATGCTTGGTCTGAGTTATATGTTACTACTCATAGTGCAAGTGAGTGGTTTCAATATTTTGTCGAAAGGAGCGCTGTGTCAGGATTTAAAATTCTATTAGAGTGTTCACTACCTGAAGAACTTGAATCTGTTTTAGATGGAATAGATATATCAGTGTTGTGGGGGATTTTTGCAAATATAGATAGTTTGGTCTTGTTAAATTTTATAGATAAAATCGAAAGTAAATTTATTGTATTTACAGCACTTAGTTCTATTTTTCCTTATAATGGTAGCGCACCTTTAGAAGAAGATTTAATAATTGATGATTTGCTAGTTAATATTTTTGTCAAAGCTGGATCAGATATTAATTTTATTTCTGAATTGTTTAATATTTTTAATCATTATCCGACTCGCTATGAAAGATTACAAAAAATTATTGGAAATACACTTGCACGTTTAGAAAGTGAAGATGTGATTGTTAACTATTATAAATCTTTATCCCTTTATACTTTGGGGTGTGAAGATAAGGCTAGAGTTTACGTGAAAAATTGTCTTGAGACATTTGAAGTTAATTGCCAAGATAAATTGTTAATAAATAGATGTTGGGAAATTGCTTTTGAATTGTGGTCTGATTGGAATTTTGATATATCGCTTAATAATTATTTAATTGAAATTAAATACTCTATAATAGATTTTGCAATTGTTAAATATTATTTATCTAAATGTAATCAAAAGCAAATAGATGATTTAATTGAGGAAAATTTTAATAAAATCAAGGATATAGGTAGTAAATGGTATCTTGGAAAAATAGATTTAAATACTGATTGGAATAAATTAAAATCACAAATGCAACCACTATATCATGCCCAAAAAATATCTTTAGACAGTACCTTAAGTCCTTTACAAGATGGGTTTAAGTACGATTTTGAAAATTTATCTAAATATGTCTCATTTAGAGTTGGAAATTAATTTTCTTTGATTTAGTTTCCAAATTTTTAAATCCGCCATTTATTAAGTAACAATAAATATTTTTTGTCAAAAATACATTTTAATTTTTCCACTGTATCCATGCAGTGGATTTTTTTTGTTCAATAAAAACGACCATCTATCTGAAGGCTTAGGCGGTGATTGGTCTATGCAGCGATCCAATCTGACACCGAATTATTTTACTGCTGAAGGGATGATTAGAATTAATCATTAAATATTTGCTTCAAGCTCAAGCTGCAGAGTCAAGCCACTTGTTGAATAACGATGAGTGGCTTTTTCAACGATCCATTTTAGCTTATCCACCTGTGGTTTAAAGCCATCAAGATTCATCGGTGTTTCAGTCGAAATTGAGGGAACGCCGAAAGCAGTGCTAATACTAAACTTTGCCATTTGCCTTTTGATCTCTGCCATTTTTGCGTCTGCAGCTCGCTGTGCTTCCTCTTTGGATGCAAAGGTTCCCTTTAAAACTTTAGTTTTGGTGCTTGGGTCATTGCCACCACCGCGAGTTTCAGGATTGCCCGACGTTGCTCGTTTACGAGTTGCTTTTCCCTGGTCATGATAACTGGCTGATACGCCTGTGTAGTCTGAGTCACGATCTTGTTCAACATATCTGAATTGATCGCCATCATTACGTGTTAGTGTCAGAGAGGGGAGATCTTTATCTGAAGCGGTTTTGGCTGAGCCTGCTTTAAAAATCAATAAACGATCTTTCTTAACCGCCAATTCTGCGCCATTTTGCTTGGAGATCCGTACCAGTAGATTGAGGTCAGATTCATTGGTTTGATCAATGTGATTGAGGTTAATTTGTTTTAAGTCATCAGTCATTACCAATGTTAATTCATGATTTTTGGCAATCTCTGCAGCAATTTCACCGAAGTTTTTACGATGATAAGATTTTGACTTGGCCTCTTTGATCTTACTTTTAAAGTTTGCACTGGAAGCCTTGATGGTAATGGTATCGGGTGTGCCTGACCATTCGGTTTCATCGACAATAAAATCGCCCTTATCGTGTAAGCCTTCACCCTCGAAACCAAGCTGACAATTTATCTTTACACCTCGTCTTGGTAACTCTAAAACGCCATCGCTGTCATCGAGCACAATGTCGAGTTGATCGGCTTCATTGGCGCGATTATCGATAACTTGAACACTGATAATCCGCTGAATTATTTTTTCATTTAGGGGCTGATTATCGGCTTTTAAAACGCAAATGGGAGTCTTGATCATGTTTATGACTCCGCTTCAGTCTGTTGTTCAATGCGATCATCATCAATCCGAGTGAGTTTGATGGTGAAATCAATCTTTCTCGGTACGCCATTGAAGAACAAGACTTGCTTAGTTTCATCGATGTTGTCGATGGTATAGACACCGTATAAATAACCGCTGCCATCAACCAAGACAAAACCTTGCCCTGTATCTGCCATCTGCGCTAAGTCATCGAGCGCAAAACGATTACCAAAACCATGCTCCTGATAGATGAGACCAGGCAGTGTGATGATGTCATCGCCTGAGCCTATGAATTGGCGTTTCTTGCGTCCTTTTGCGACTACGTTGTCAGCATATTGCCAAGAGCGTTGGCGTTGGATCTCGTTAAATGTGAGCGTATCAGTAGTAAAGGGGAACTGCCCCAAACACATAAGCATGTTTAATCCCTGTCGTTGTAGGTACGTTGCTGTTGAGCTGAGATCGCGCTTTGATGCTGTCGAAGTTTCTGATCAACTAACATCGCAACTTGGTTTGGATCACTTACACCTGTGATGCTGATTTGTGCGCCCATAAAATGATTTGTTGTTGGAGCTGTTCGGCTCGGGAATGGGATCGCTTTGGTTGGTGTTACTGTTTTAGTGGGAGTTGTGACCGTTGGAGCTGCAAAGGTTGGCACCTGCGGGATTTTTGGAATATTGATACTCGGGATTTTATTTAGTCCACTGATCAAAATATTCACCGCATCGATTACCAGCCTTAAAGGTGTCAACAAAAAGTTTATAAATGCTGTGCCTGCTTCTTTGACATAAGTTTTTAATGCATTGAATGCTGCGCTTGCTCGTTCTGGAATAAGAGATAACCACCCGAAAAATTCTCCGATCGCTGTGCCGACATTGACCAAGATGGTCATGGCGAGTTTTACAAAGATTAAAATCATTTCTCCGATGACCCCAATAACACTCCCGAATATTTGGCCAAGTGATGAGCCATAAGATGTGGCGTTGGCTAGTTCCTGGTTAGTTGCCTGAAATGGTCCAAGGGCTTCAGCAATTACACCTTTAAAAATAGTCCAGATAGCAACTAAACCTTCCCATAGTGGTTTTAGGGGGGCGAGAACGGTTTGTAAGGCAGTAAACATGCTCCTGATTGAATCTTTAAACGGAGCTAGGCCAATCATAAGCCCTGACCAGAAACCTTGGAAAAACGCCTTTATAGGACCCCAATAGCGATAGATTACAAAGGCAACCGCCATAATCCCCGTGATGATCCATGTAAGAGGGTTGGTCATTGCAGCTATGGCCAATGCTCGCAAGCCTGTAATTACTAGAGGGATAGCCTGACGTGCCAAGAAAGTAAATGCACGGCTGAGTAACTGGAGCGTTTTAGTAATAACAGTAAATCGACTCGGTAGACCTATGCCAAACTTGTTGGCGATCTTGTGGGCTATCCACATGACAATCGCGAACTTGGTAATGCCTGCGATGATGCTGACAATGCTACCCAAGAACAGATTTGCAGTGTATTTTGCACCAAGTAAACCGACCTTTAGCATGAGCAGCTTGATTGCAATATTGGCTAGTGTTCTCACCAGTTCGGGATTGGCTTCGACCCATGCTTTTATCCGTCCGATAATTTCAGAGACCTGTTGGATAAAGGCGCGAAGATCATTCCCAAGAACTTTTTGAATAGCGATGCTGAGATCCTGCCATTCACCCCCCATATTTTCGATATCACCAGCGAGGTTGTCTTTTAAAATTGCCGCTGCTTGAGCTGCTGCACCTTTTGAGTTTTCTAGTTCATCGGTGAGCTGCTTGATCTTATTGACAACTTTCCCTGTTTTCTCGTCAACGACACCCGTCTGATCTACAAGCACAGCCATTGCTGAAGCTGCTTCGGTACCAGAAATATCGGACAGCAATGCCAGGCGTTCTTCTGATCCCATTTTACTGGTGGTTATCCGAAGATCATTCATAACATCGGATAGATCTCGCAAGTTACCTTTTGCGTCCGCAGTTTTGACACCTAAATCATCTAAGGCTTTTTGAGCTGCTTTAGGTGGTGCAGCTAGGCGAAGCATAATGCCACGTAAGGCTGTACCTGCTTGGGTATCGAGAATGTTGTTATTACCAAGTAAACCCGTCATAGCTGTGACTTGTTCGATGGATGCCCCGTACTGCTTGGCCACGGGTGCAACATATTTCATTGTTTCACCTAAGCCCCCCACACTGGTGGCCGTGGCATTGGTTGCTTGTACAAATACGTCATTTACTCGGTTGATTTCTTTGGCTGCTAAACCGAAACCATTTAAGGTACCAACCGCAATTTGTGCAGCTTGTTCGAGTTCTACTTTGCCTGCTTCAGCTAATTGAAGGGTTCCACCTAACGCCTGGCGAATCTGATCCACATTGAAACCACCAGAACCCAAGGCAAATTGTGCTTGTGCTGCTTCAGTTGGACTGAATGATGATGCAGCTCCCCACTTACGGGCATCAGCTTCGAGCTGCTTCATTGCTGCGCTGGCTTTATCTAAATCTAGAACGGCTTGAACCCCACTGACTTGTTTTTCAAAGTCGATGGCTGGTTTAAAAAATTGGTAAATACCTGCGCCTGCTACAGCTCCCCCAATCGCAATACTTTTGAATTCCTGGCGCATGTTTTGGCGACTTTGAGCCAGTTTGGTATTCCATTGGTCTGTTTTATGGAGCAGGTTCGATAATGCTCTATCAACATGGCCGTACTCGGTGACGAGAACACGAGTAGCAGAACGGGCAGCGTTGGTATTTTTCTCTGTTTGTTTTAATGATTGGTTATAACGCTGGCCATCCGATCCGTTTAATGTCTGGTTGAGCTGTTTGATACTTTGATTTAAATCGGTAATGGAGTCTGAGCTTGATTCACTATAGTTCTGGATCGCTTTAAGCGGCTTTGATGCTTCATCAATGATCGTTAAAATTGCACTTAAAGTTAAATTGCTCATTCGCCATTACCTATTTTTTACTTTTCTACTTCACTTCGAGCCCTTGCACGTTCGTTCCATTGCATCAGCTCATCGATTTCAAATTCCTCACAATCTTTAGGTGTCCAGTGGAAAATCACCGCTAGATTTGCAATGACTTCATCTACACTGCTTGGGATTTCGCCTTTGCAGTCACCAAAAAACTGGTTAATTCCACTGCTAAACCTGTGTAATCACCTACATCCATTGCATTTAAATCATTCAAGCTAAGTGTTGGCGTAGTGATACGTGTAAGCAGTGTATTGGTAGCTTCGATTTGCCACTTCAGCACGTCTTGCAGACTTAAATTGCGAAGGGTTCCGACGTTTGGTTTACGTAAAGTAATCTGTGTAATGGATTCAGATCCGCGAATGATCGGAGTCTCTAAGTCAACAATACGGACGTTTGGATCGATGATGGTTTCTGCGTTTTGCTCTTGCTTTGCTGAAGTCATGAAAATTTCCTGTTATGAATTTTTAGGGGGGGAAGGGGGGGGGAAACCCGGTTTATAAACCGAGTAACTCTCGAATTGCCTGGGCGACGTCGGTGTCGCCAAAACGTTCAATGCCATTCACCAGATCAAGTTCAACTTGGACTAATCCATCCACCTCAATGCGTAAATAGGTGTAGTTATAAGTCATAGTGATTTCTGTACGCTCACCGTTTTTACTTGATCCAGGATCTAGTTCTAGGGCTTGGCCACGCATATAAATTTCGACATTTTGTGTGGTGCAGTTATCCTGGCGTTCATAAATACCGACATAGCGAACGGGTAGATCTGAAGTACCGCAAACACCTAGTTGGCGATATTGTTTAACGTCAAAACCTGCATAAGTGACTTCACCTTCAAGCTTTTCATATCCCATGGCCAGAGCAATATCACCAATCATGCCGGCACCGCGATAGTCTTCCGTTTTCTTGGTAATTTTTGGAATATTGAAAGTTTCGGCTACGCCAGCCCATGAATGGGTATCAACAAAAACATTAAAGTTTTTAAGTGTACGTGGAAGCATTTGGAACTCCTTATTCCGTTGTAGAACCGCCACCAAGCAACTTGCTGAAATCTACTAAATAGCGATCAGTAATGCGTTGGTTTACGCCTAGGTTTTCAAGGGTTGGGACAGGGGTATAGTCGTAGTCGACCCAGAGTTGCCCTTGTTGTAAGTTCTGGATCGAGTTTTCGGCTGCGTCATACCAAACTGAGGCACCAAGCAAATGACGTGCTGTAACGTGTTCCTGTAGCTCAGCGTTGATCGAATCGATGATGTCTTTGGCAAGATATGGGGTCAGTGGTTGGTCCACGAATGGAAAACAGCCATTAATGATGGTGTCTAAAATAAATTGTGCGGTACGTGTGGCCACTTCAAAACTGAAGCGAGGATCATCAGAACAATTGCGGTTTCCCCAAAAACGAAAACCTTGATGCTGGATCATGCTGGTAATGTCGTGCTGATTTAAGTAACCGACGTCTGTGTCTGGATCTTCAAGATCCCATGTCATTGGTTGGCTGATTCCTGTTGGACCAGTCACTGGAATATTTGACAGTGATTTATGCCAGCCGACCTTTTTGTCGGTTTCGGCTCGCAAAGCTGCAGCTGCGACGACAGCAGTGAAACTGCCATGTCCATACAGTTCGGATAAGTTGGTTTGAGGCATGAAATTTCCCATTTCATTGGTTGATGGGTCAATCATGCGGTGAATGGTCAGGCTTCGCTATTTGTGCAATCCTGATTAAAAGCTAATCGGGTTTTGTTGGTTTTTTTAGCAGTAAATTAAGGGACGACGTATTCAATTATGTCGATTAAATTTGGGTCACTCCACTGGGAAAATACCTTGATAGAAGCGATATAAATCCTCTGGCCAGAATTTGCCTCAATAGAAAAGTCGCCACTAGAAAAGCCGTCTAACGTTGCTTTGAATTGAGCAACTTCAAAAACATCTAAAGTATTAAATGGCAAACCAATACTGTAATAAATGTCCTGTTTAACATAGTTGCCGCCTCTTGCATTGGCGTTAAAAGTTTTTGGACCAGTCACAGTCAATTCAGGGGGAACAAGATGATCAGATGATGATTTAACGTCGATCAGGACTTCCTTCCGTTCATTTGTAAGGCTGTCGACTGCTTGAACTGTATAGACACCAACTCTTTTAAAGGTCTGAACTCTGAAATTAAAGTTTCCATTATTATCTGTATTAATTATTACCCCATCGTAAACAAAGTCCACCATTAACAGATGTAGACTTATTTCTCGATTTGGGTGAAATGTTGATCCAGTAATAACAACATCCCCATTCACTTCATCAAAAGTCGTATTTAACTGTGAAATCTGATTAATTTTGGGGGTCAACCAGAAAGTGGCGACTTTACCAATTTGGCTGAAACTTTTATTACCATTTTCAATCTCGACATCCTGATTGATTAATGTCCCTGTTGTCATTGTGGTCATTTTTACCAAAATGTTACTTGAGGCTTTTGTTTCAAAAGTGAAAGCGTAATTCGCATCGTCCGAAATAGCATCCGTAATTTGCGCGTAATTAAAGAAATTGACATTAAACCATTCAAGGAATGCCCAGTCATTACCTGGAGACCACTCATATAAAGCAGATATAGAGCCGATTTCAACTTGTACATTCCCACGCAAAAAATGCTGGTCATAAAGCCGAATTGTTGAGGTGGCTTGTTCACTACCATTTTGACTGGCCGCTGATAAACATACACCTATATGCATAGGGGTATTGTCCAGCTCAGTAACCGTGGGGTTATCGTATGCAAGGAGAATGATATCTGAGTTATTGCTGACGAGTTCAATACGGTGATTAAGTTCATCGTTGTTTGTCCACTGCATGACACCCTGACCGACTTGGAATCCTGCAGGGACAGGGAATGGGAAATTTTCTTCTAAAACTTGCTCACTTAACCAAGTTAAAGGTGGTTTATCATTTTGATTTACACCATCTACGAATAAGGTGAGGTCAGCAGGCGGTGTGGTCCCTTCTCGGATTGCCATTACCCACTTAAAGGATTTTGTCGCCCCCTCACAACTTAGTGTTGAGGGGGTTGGATCTCCCCCAAAAAAACACTCCCTGAGGTCCATTCAGGCCAGATCAGTTCAATCTCACGATGGGCAAGCTGATCGCGATATAAAACAACTTCTTCAGCTGTTGCAAGAATTCCACCAGTAGCATCGCGAGGGTTAGCGTAGCAATAAGCACGTAATTTTTTACATACAGCAGCAAGGGCCTCGACTACGTCCGGCGTTTCTACATCAGGCGCAATAATAATTTTGGGACTAATCCCGAGGATTGATTTTGCAGTCAAGAAGGCTTCAATGCCCGTTCGTTGACCGAATTCGTTAACGCCACCAGTCACATTATTTACATCGAAAACCTCACCAAACGGGGAAGGGATTCGGATCACGATAAGAGTGGGGTTGGTGATTTTAGAAATGATCTCAAGGTTTTTGCGTAAATTGCCTGTTAGACCTGCTGCAGGTAATACACGATTGATTGATGAAACTCGAACAGGGACATTTTCTGGGAAAACGATAGGATCTGCATCCTCTGCAAAACAGATCATTCCAATGGTGTTGGTTGCAGCATCTTGCATCGGAATGATGCCAGATTGGACCTCACGTCCAGAAATGCCGTGGTGTTGGTTTGCCATTTAAAAAATCTCCAAAAGATAGGGTGGCTTTTGGAGATTCTGAGGTTTGAAGTTTGAGTATGCGAATGATTGAATCCTGATTAAAAACTAATCGGGAAATTATTTAACAACAAGTTCGCCAAGGCATGTTGGGTTGATAAACACATATTTGTCCGAAAAGGACGAAGCGATAGTAATTGATAATCCATAAAATATAGATTGCGCACCATAAAATTGATGGTGAATGAGTGGACCACCTGTTGATTGCTGTACACCCAAAAACGAAAATGGTATCGAATTACCCGAAGTCGGTGTCAGTGGTGCAATTAAGTACCAGTTTGGGTTTGCAAGCGTTACCCATGGTACGGCAGGCGAGATAGAACCATTTATATGTCCTCGAATCCATAACATACCGTTGATTTTTGCAAACTCGATTTGCGTCCATTCCTTATCAATATCGCGATGAATAGATCCAATTGTTTTGGCGTTAAACCAAGTGACACTTGAAGGAGACACGTCAAACTGTGCCTGTAATTTTCCTAAAGATTTCTCTATCGAATCGCCATTTTTTATTTTTGAAGAATCTGTAAAAACAAGATTTTGCAGAAGTGTATTTCTGACATTGATTGGGAAATCTGTAATAAATTTTGTGATCTGTCCTTGTAGTTTACCAACAGCAACCCCTATTTTATCAGCTGCGGTAACTGCAGTTGAAATAGATGCGTCGAATCCATTCAATACAACGTCTAAGACCCTTTGAGCCTTAAAATATAAATTTAAATTTCCTTCTGGAACTTCATCGGTATTTGAACCAATGTTAATACCAGAAATATTCCATACTCCTGCAGTTCCACTCCAGATAGCAGATAAGCGTCCAAAGTTTTGCGACTCTTTGATGTGGGCGTAATCGCCATCTTTACCAATAGGAATATTGGCTATTAGATCTGCATAGCTGTCATGAACACCACGGAAATGTTGCTCATAATCAACCTTGTCAAGTTTTGCACTCGAAAGAGATTCGATTGAAAGCAGCAATTCTTGTTTGACTTGTTCAGCTGCTCCGATGGGATCGGCTTGTACATCATCAGCGGATAATTGAATTGCTCCGGTTTTACCTTGTACCGATGTGACTTGGGGTACTAAAGCTGTGAATAGACCTATGGGCACATCGAAAATGAATTCAGGTTGATCATAAAGTTGATCGATAGGAATGGGAGAATTCGACCAATGCATTTCCAAAACGATGTCGATCATTTGGTAATACTCTTATCAATGGTAAATGAATAATTACCAGAGTTGCGTTTCTGGTCGCCAATTTTTAGCAGTACATCACCAGTCGCGGTACCGGCTTTCCATGTAGAAGTAATTGTCTGATCAACTTTAATTAATACTCCACCTTTCGCTGTCACTTGATCACAGATTTCGATTTCACAATTCGCAATTACTTCCCCATGGCCATTCACGATCGTTGAAGAAAATTCCATTTCAGGGGTAACTTCAATAACCGCCCTGGTCATAAGATCACGAACGATGAAAAGTAGGCAAAAGGGGTTGCCTATCTTAATAAGATATTCATTTTTCCTCATAGTTTTACCCCATAATCCCAAAGTTCATTTATACGAGTTTCATCAAGCTGGAGAAGGTTGGCCATCTTCAAAAATGATTCGCTGGAGCGATCAAAAATTTGGCTCTCGTTGAACTCGATTTCTAATAGTTTGCGCTGCTTTGGATCTTCAATTGCTGCAATTGCTATTTTGAGCGCATCATCGAGATCATATTCAACAAGGGTCAGCATGAATTGGCGACGATTAAGTGGCGGCATTCTGTTTTTATGAGTATCTATAAAGTGACGATCAACTTCAGATTTGGTCATCTTCTTCATATCTTTCGTAATAAAACTGTTTTGCGAGCCATCTTTAGGAAAAGCATGAACTTTACCTGTGACATTGTTTTTAAAGTAATTCATCATCTAATTTCGCCCCAATACATAAAGCCATTATCACCAATTAATTCATACGTCCCAAAGGGTGGAACCCTGACTATTAGCATCGTTACGATGTATCCACCATTACCCACATCACAGAAAGTCATTGCTTCGACTTCACCATTTACAAGAAGTTTTGCCGGTCCTTGCGTATGATAAATTCTCGCAGCAATCTGAATTTCAATAATTCGGTTCGTTGGATTCGTATATACGGTTCCCCCAGTGCGAATGCCACCAACGTCATATCTAAGTTGATTCACACCGACTGGAATATGAACAGGCGCATTTTCAAGTTCAAAAATACGATCTGAAAGTAGTTTATCAACATCAAAACGGACTTGATTTGCTTGATCAATTTTGTCATTGAGTAGGTTGTCACTATAGATTCGTGAATCACGCTCTATATTTTGTTGTTGCTGAAGATCGTTTATGGCCTGTTCAAAAACTGGAATGCGTACTAAGTTATCTAATACCCATTTTTTATTTGCAATAACGACAGTTGGATCTATCTCGATCAAAGCTTCTTTGCCTGATACTGAAGTGATATCGATCACAAGGGTTAAATCACCGCCTGCACCTTCTGCAATAACGGGTTTGTACGCCCCATGATAATTACCAATATAAACAAGCTGCCCTGTGTCATCTTTGAGCCCGATTTCATGCAGGTTGAAACCGCCAATATTTGCGGGAACAGTTGCAATAACTGTGGTTACTGGTCCATTGATCGAAACAGATTGAACTGGAACAGTAGCTTTTTGATTGACTAAAGCCACACGTTCTTTTTTTTCGACTGGATCATAAGGTACGCCATAGGCATCACCGAGTACCAATTCAGAAAGTAGAATCGAAGTAGTATTGTGCGCTTGTGCAACCTGTGCTGCGCCATAGTCGGTCAAGGTGAGATAATATCTAGCGGGCATGTATAAATCCTAAATCGTACTTAAATAAACGGTTTCGCCTGTGTGACAGGCTCCAGTTGTTTTGTCTTGGCCGCTACTCAATACTTTGGCCGCTATTGAGAAATGATCACGGGCGGACTTGGTTGCTTCGACTGCTGTCTGGATCTGCAATAATTGCTCGATTGAAATAATCATTTCATTGATGATCACCACGAAAGTAAAAGGCGGCTGTCGAGGCGTGAACTCATGCCATGCTTTTAATTGAAAGTTGGCCACGAATTTACTGAGTAGGTTTTCTATCGAAGATTGGGTCCCACGTTGGGCATTGAATTCCTTACTTTCAGCGATGGCCTGACGTTTCTCTGCTTCGGTCCACTCGGATCTCCAGTACTCGACTCGATGATCCCAAGCGAGCCATGCCAGTAATGGCACTGGACACTGATCGACTCGATGCAGTTCTACAAATGGAACTGGTAAATCACTGATTCGTTGGCCAAGCTGCTCGAAATTCTTTTCAAGCTTTGTGGCGTTCGGCGGGAGTAGGCTATACATCGCGGAACTCCGTAATCGTGATATTGATCCCCACATTCTTGGCATATCTACTTTTTGGAATGACGATATCGATTTGAGGATCTGTCAAAATTACATTCTGAACACCGCCCTGGTGTAATGCTTTAAATAATGCGCTGCGAGTAACGTCATAGCCTTGAGTGCTAACCATTGCGTTATATTCATTTACTGCATCTTGGGCAGCTTTAAGCACGACTTCAGCATCAGGACCCGGGAATAGAATCAAATTTGCATTTAATACCCATTCGTGGGGTGTAGATGCTTTAAAAAATACCAGATCAGTGAAAGGGCGACGTTTACCCGGTGTTAGTGTTTGATCTACTGCATCAAGTAAGGTTTGTGGTGCAACCTCATCGATATGGCTTTGAACCCATATTTCGACTTCGCCCGCAGCGGGACTCAAAACAGAAATATCTTTGACATGGCCATGAGCTGATAAACCCCAAAATTGATAGCATCCTTCGGAACCCGCAGACATGGACTCGGGTTGGAGTTGTGTACGTCTGCGCAAGTCCTCATCCAGTTCCATGACAGGATCAATAGGAGGGGTTGCCGTTGGATTACCCTCAATGATTGTTTTTCGATACACACCACGATTTGCAGCAAGGTGGTCGAGATCCGAACCTTTGGCATATGCAAGCATGAGTGCTTTTGCTTTTTCATTGATTCCACCCGTTTTTAAAAGCAACCGATATGCAAAGGTTTGTAAAACCTTGACCATGGGTTCACTTTCAAATTCCAAAGCCGGTGCAAGATCTGGATCACGGGCAATCAGTTCATTTTTACAAGCCAGCAATTCGGCTTCAAAGTCCAAAACCTCTAATACATTTGGGAACGGCAGGGCTGATAAATCTATGCGTGTTGAACTCATGCAGCGGCTCCAATATTAAAATTTTCACTAAAAGGTTTTTCACCAGTGGGCAGGATGCGTTTGCCTAAAATAAAGAAATCCCATTTACCTGGTGTATTTGCTGATTGATTCACTCGGATCTGACTGATTTTGATTCGAGGCTCAAAACGGATGAGTGAAGTCGCAGCGGTCGACATCAGCAATACTTGAGTTATTTCATTGCAGGGCTGATCGATGTAATGGGGAACTAATGAGCCATAATTCCGACGGCCTAAACGGGTACCAATTAAAGTACTTAAAATATCGTGTATGGATTGCTTCAAATGAGCGAAGTCTTGATCCTCGTCATCAGTAATGCTTAAACCAGTCAATCTGGACATGCCTTTCATTTGTTATTCTCCCGTAGGAAGTGCAGGACCAGACTCGTCCGTTCCACTGCGGACGAAACCATGAGGGTGTTTCACAAGGCTGCGTTTTGCAGCAATCACATCTACGTCCGAAGTAATTTCTTCATCTGAGTGAACTTTCCCCTTAAAAATTGTTTCGGGACAATCGAATACGCACTTGGAAAGCTTGAAAGTACCTTCACCGCTTGAGACATTTACAACAAAACTGTATTCGCCAAACTCGAAATACACTTCGTCAGGGTTAGTGGTAGGGGGTGGGTTTTCTTCGGAAAATAAACTGATTTGAGGAATGGCACTTGTCAGTTCACCGCCTTGGGCCATAACAGAAAATTGTTCACCCATGGAAGGGCATCGCCAGAATTTGACAACACCAGCGGCCAAGGTGGGAATGGGTATCCAGTCGGTTTCGTTCTCGTCAATTTTTAAGCGCATTTTCCCTACAGATGGATCGAGGGCGATGACCGTGCCGATCCCTGCCAAGTTTTGAAATTGCCTGATTAAATTGCTCATATTGAAACTAAAAAGCCCATGATGATTGAATCATGGGCTTTTTGAATTGGGGTTGCTATTTGGTCGATCCTGATTAAAACTTAATTTGGAATGTTATCTTAAGTAAATTTTTAAATTTAATATTTATAATAATAACTGTTAATAAAATTAAAATCTTTCCAGTAAAACGTTAGTTGTAATGAGTAAAGTTTAAATTTGATTTTTTATTTATTATATTGGAGTGATTGGTATTTGATAAAAGATTTATATCAGTTGATTTGCTAAATTATAAGTATAGTATGTAGTTTTAATTTTTAAATGGGGCAAGAAATGCAATTTTTAAAAGATTCATTTGCTGATAAAGTAAGACGTGGAAAAATAGCTTCACCATTAAAACCATCTTTTTCAATGGAGGCCTGGAGTGAAGCTGAAAAAATAACCGAATTTGACAACGAACTTTACTTAGCCGGTATGATGTTTAATTTGCAATTCACTGCTATGCGTTGTCATTTGGAAGAAATAAAAAATTACGATATTTCATTGTCAAATAAAGATTTTTTAAAAATTTTTTGTGGAATTTCTAATCGTAACTTAAAGATTTTAAATGACAAAGTGCGAGAAATGAATATAGGTGAAGAGAAAATTCTTTTAGATGTAAGTATGTTTAGTAAAAAACTAAATAATAACCCTATGGAAAATCCACTATCTCTTGAGGAAATTTCTACTGCGACTGTTGACGGTGTATTTTATAATATTTTGAGTCGCTTAGAAGAGTCAGAAAGTACAAGTAATGATTTGTATTCTGATGCACAGATAGCAAGACTGATCAATTCTGAAGCTTATATATCTCAGCTTTATAATACTTATGAAAATTATTGGAGCTCTATTCTATACGAGCAAATAAAGTTTACAGTAACAAATGGTAGAATTTTACTAGAGTCAAATCCAGAAATTATGATTCCGTATCAAATATCAAATGCAAGAAAAACAAAAAATCAAATTGAAGATACAATAATGTTGCATGATGCTATTGAGTATTTGCTTAGGAATAAAGATATTGTTGAGTATGATGGAGATATAATAAAAGTAAATAAATATTCAAAATTGAGTGAACGTAAAAAAAATCTAATTTCAGTAATGTGGTTAAGTTTTAATGACAAAATTATTGATTTTTTACCTAAAGATCTACCTGGAAAATCTTTTACACTTACAGATTTAATAAATTTGTTTATACAATTAGGCTCGTTGGGCTCTGATTTATTAACTTTAGTGCCGAATGATGATGAAGTAAAGGAAGAAGAATTTAGAAAATTTATAGATTTTAGTCCAATATTAAATATTAAGGCATTAGTATCTGTTTTAGTACCGGTATTAAATAAAGATGAAAAAATAGTTTTGGAAATGTTGGAGTTTTTGACATTTACGGGTAAAAATACTAAAGGTGCACCTAGACAAGATTTATGGAGAAAACCTTTAATAAGAGTTTCGGATGATGATTTTATTTGTATTTTAGAGGCTTTAACTCACCCTGTCGGTATAAGATGTGTTGAAGGATGGCTAATGGAATGTGGCGTAGTATTAAAAGATAAAGGATATGGCTATGAAGATTATGTGAAAAAAACTTTAAAGCAAGCTTTAGATTCAAATAAATTTATTAACAGTTATAGCTTTGCTGAAAAAGAAACTATTTCAGTCGGGAAAAGTAAAGAGGAAATAGATCTTCTTTTTATGGTTGATAATTTAATTGTTTTAGGGGAAGCAAAATGCGTAGTAGTAAGTGATAGTGCAACATCATATTGGCATTGTTTGGAAATTATCAAAAAAGCAAGTGAACAGTCTCAGAGAAAAATAGAATTTATAAAGAATAATCTTGAAAAAGTTTTTGATTTTTTAGGATGGGATTACGATGCAGACTCGAATTATATATTCCAACCAGTTGTTATTATGAGTAACTATATTGGTGTTGGTTATAGTTTCTTTGATGTTCCTGTCATCGATACAACTATCTTAAATAATTACTTTTATAAAAATATTTGTCCATTAATTTCTTTAGATTCAGAAGATCATCTAGTCTATTTAAAACTTTACAATTCTAATAAAGAATTAATTGATAACTTTTCAGAATACATAAATAGCCCTCCATCTCTAGAATCCTATAAATTATTCACAAGTGTTGTCGAGGCTATTCCTGTAATGAGTCCATATGAAAATTATGAACCAACTTGGCAATTTAAAAGAATTGGTATTAAAGAATATGAATTAGATACTCTATTGGAACATGATTTTAATTTTCCTCTTGTTATTACTGATAAGTTTTATGAGTTAGAAAGATTATAATTTGTGACTTAATCCATTCTTTATCATCTTTACTGAAGCCCGTTAACTCACGGATAGGGTAGCGGGTTGGCTTCGCACTCTTACTCGGCCTAATAGTTTTCCCCTTCTGGTGTACTGAGGCAACAAAACCAGTATGTCCACCGAATCCGATGGCAGCATGATTTTCTGAATATTCAGTTTTTAATTGTCTGCCAATTTTTTGGAACATGGCTGCGTTACGTTTAATCTTTCCAATTTGTTCCCGTTTCCTTGGAACGAATCGATTACCGTTTGGATCTCGCTGCTGTTTAATTCTGTCCCGAAAACGAATGCGTAATCCTTGTGATAATTTACGCATTAGTTCACGACGTTGGGCAGGTTCAAGTAATAAACCAATTTGATCAAGCCAATGATTTAAGCCCTCAATCGCATCCATCATTCACCTGCAGGGAAAAAACCGCCACGTTTTTCGCACCAAACAATAGGTGGACAAATGTGATAACTAGCTTGATCAAAAACAATTTTATCCCGCTGCGGGAAGTCTATCTCTAAGTCAAAAGTATCAGAATCAATAATTTCAGAGTTAAAAGATAACTGGATATCTTTCCCCGTTGAATCTAAATGTAAATTTTTAGACTCTAACCAGGTTCTAATCAACATTAGAACCTCGATAGGATCTCCCCGGTAATCTAGGATTAAAATGCGGACCGTATAATCCATATAACCATCTTTTTGAGTGCCATTAACAATCAAGGGATGGCATTTATCCGCTGACATCAAAGGCAAACGTTCAATTAAAAACGGTTTAAGTTGGACTAGGGCTTGCATGACTATCTCGCAAAACGTTGAAAAGCATTGGCCAACTTTGTGTCGTAATTATTGGCTTTGTAGTTTTGACCGTTGTATCCCTGGGCGAATGATTTCCAATCCTTGTTTTTCAAAGCATTAATTAAATTATTTACTTTGATATAGCGGCACATTGCATCCAATTGATGGGCTTCATTCTTGTACATCGCATTTAAAAAGTCTTGGATTGAATCATAGCCAAGCGCATACCAGTGATAACCCATGACCTGACCAAGTCCCCAGCTACAAGACTCTAAAGCACTTTCACGGTCAAATTTGACGGCATCCTGAAGCTTTAAATGTTGTACTGACTCTAAACCATAATCACCCGAGGTTTTTGAGCAAAGATCAGGGCGTTTTCGCATCATTTCATCAGCGATTTTTGACTTTTTATTTTGAATTAATCTGCGACGCATGATGTGGCGTTCATACAAAATAACGGGTGAGCCATCTTTGTTAAAACCTGAGCTTTTACATTCGATTTCAATCACAGCACGTAATGCGGCTGTTTCAATACCGAGGTTTTTAGCCTGTTGCTCAATTTGGTCCAAGGAAATTTTTAAACTCATTCAGTCCACCATTCATTTAAAAATCGCGGTGAAAGTGTCTTTAATTTCTTTGATGAGTTCGCTAGGTTTTTTACCATCCATCATCTTAAAGGATTGATATACAATTCCCACGACTAACAGGCCAAAGACTGCAAACGTTAACATTACGATGCCTTGGGCTGGGTGCGAATAATGTGTTAAACCAAAGTATTCGATAAAAGCTGCACCACCAAAGATACTAATCGCCACACTGAACGTGAATTTAAGTAGTAAGCCTTTAGATATTTTTAATCGACCATCGATGTCAATATCACCGCTAAGAGTCAGAGCCAAGACGGCCCCAATGATTGCGGCAACGATTTTTATGAACCATGGTAGGCCTTTTATGCTAATAGGGTCATTCATGACCATCCCCTTAATCCCAAAGCTTGAGCGTTTGTGGAGCTGAAGCTTTGGTTAATTCTGGTAATTGTATTTTTTGATTTTCATTCAAAAAAAGCTGATTGATTGTCGAGTTTGCTTCGATAAGAGCAGGGAGCATGTCGACCGCTTTAGATCCAAAGTATCGGAACGCTATCGACTCCAAAGTGTCTCCCTGAATAGCATTGACTGATCTCATATTAATCGGACCCGATTACGTGGCCGATTCGTTAAGTCAGCAATCGTATGCTGCACAATCCGACGATGGGCATCTGCTTTTACTTGCTGGTTTTCACCCCTGACTTGACCTGCGGTTGTGGTATCAAAATCCAGATTGTCTTCACATATCAGTGCTGCGGCTTCATAGCTCACAGCACGTTTATATTTGCGGATCTGTTCCTTTGATTGGATCTCAAGGCCATTTAAATCGCCATTGATGGTGTCCATTGCCAACAGGATTTTTTCAGTAAGTAAAAGTTCGCCCTTGGATTGGTCCAAACGCACGTTCGCGAGCAGATCCTTGATGCTGATACTTGGATATTCAGCAATAGGGTTTTCGACTTCAGCATCGCGAACGGGTGCGTTTAAAAGCATGGTTTACTCCTTGGCTTTGGAGTCGGTGGACGCAGGATCAGTTGCAGCGGCATTTAAGTCTGCCACTGTAACTGCCTGCGAGCCGACCGTGGCGTCGGGAGACGACCCGGTTGCAAGTTGACGCAATCGTTTTTCAAGCTGTTCTAAATCTTTTTTACAGCCAGCTTTCGGATTGTATCGAAGTGCATTCTTGTAAGCTGAAACAGCTTCATTTGGTTGGGCTTGGCTCAATGCATCACCTAAAGCACGATAAATTTTTGCGCGGACCTCATCGACCATAGGTTCACCATCACCGAGACCAATAATTCGCTCCATAAGCGATGCATTGGCGATCGCTAGATCTTCATCATCAATAAAGACTTCAGCACATTGTTCAGTGATAAATTCAGCGGTTGAACGAGAATATCCTTCAGGCATAACCATGTCATTCAACACAACATATTCAGCAATTTTGACAGCAAGTTCAAAATCGTTGACATCACACGCCCAGATCATCAAATGAACGAGGGTAGTGTTTTGTGGAGCTGGTGAAACAGCCAGACAGCCATCAATAAAACCTACATATTCTGGAAGCCATTCCGCTTTTTTCGCGATACGCTCTTGAATCGATTTCATACCACTAAGAATATTCAAATGATTGAACATGCGTAGTTCGATATTTGGCTGGTTACCCTGATTCAATAGCTCAGTAGGAATTTGAACTGTTTGATCTGGGCCCGATGCCAAGTCAACCGCAAAAGTGCGTTTGACTCTTGGATCTTGGCTTTGTTGGGCTTTTATGGCCCGTTCAGCCAGCATCTTTTCACGATGCTGGCGCATAGAATTAACGGTCATGTTTATTGGACCTCAATGTTTTCGATGAGAACAGCCTTTGTATAATCTTCAACTACAAAGTCTTCGTTCACTGATTGATAATCCACCGCACGATTCCATGAGGGTTGATCTTCGATAGAGCGGTTAAAAGTACCGTTCTGCATATAAATCGACAGATTATCAGCAGTTGTGATCAGCATGGTTTTAGCTGGAAATTTTGGAACATGCAGAGCAGGTAGAGTGCCTAGTTGCTTATTTGCATAAATGGTACGGGCAGCCAATTGTTCGGTTGGATCTTGAATTTTATTTAATAGTGGTAAATATTTATCGCTCAAAATTCCACGGCCACAAATGACTATCAATCCACTATCTTTATGCTGATCAGCAATAAATTCTTCGACAGCGTATTCCACCAAGCCATCTACTGTTTTGTATTCATTAGCTGCACCGATCAGGGTTTTTTTGACGACATTACCACCAACATTGACGTCTTCTCCCGCATAGTGTTGCTCTGGTGCAATCTCACGAATTTTTTGCAACCATCCGCGTTTCACATCCTGTAATAATGGATTCGCGATGCGATCAGAAGTCGGAGCGCGGTATAAACCATTCCACCCAATACAAAGTTTATCCAACGCAACAGCACGAATAACGAGTACCTGAAGCATTTGCTTGAAATTTGGGTGATGACGCCATGCATTCAGCAATGCCCATTTCATAGCAACGTCATAATCTGTCTGAGTACAATCATATTCATCCAGATGATCCAGATTTCCCACTGGAGTCGGTTGACGTTCTTGGACATTGGTATTGGTGTTACCAGCAATGCTTGAGCCGATACTTAATGCAATTTTTTCACCACGAGCATTATCAACAGGGAAATAATTGATTAACTTTAAAAAATCGGCTTGTTCCTGATATGCCTTGATGATTTTTTGCTGTGGTACGGGATTTACAGCAAATGTATGAAGAACACTCTCGACACCATTGGCGCGAGCAATATCAGCTTTATAGGATTCAAATAGCTGACGTGCTTGTGGTTGTAGAACTACAGACATATTTAATTAATTCCTTAGTAATCGACAGTGTTTGCTGCGCCACCTGCTTGTGCTGGTGGTGGGTTCAATGGGGTTGTACTTAAAGCATTGAACTGATTTTTTAAATCGCTCATGCCTTGGGAAAGTTGTTGCAAAGTCGTAGCCAACTCAGGGGGAAGGCCGTTAGTTGGTGCGGATTGTTGTTGCTGTTCAGGAGCAGCTGCAGGAGGGGTTTGTGTTGTAGGAGCAACTGCAGCTGGGGTTTGTGTTGTAGGAGCAATAGCAGTTGGATTGCTTAAAGATTGTTTAAGCCCACTCATTTCCTGAGTTAAGGTTTTTAAGCCTGTTAAACACTGGACCACGCCTTGTGTTAATTGGCCTGCCAATTCTTCGCTAACTGCAAATTGTTCTTGTGGCTTTGGAGTTGGGGTCAAAATTTCTTTGAGTTGTTCTAGGAAAGTTTTTCCTTCATTTGATTTTTCAGACATGGTGATATAAATCTCCGAATCATGTTGGGTTCTGAGCGTATGAGGGTTTGCAGAAAATTTGATGGCTTGAGTGCCTAATGAGTTCGGCGTGTCAGTCATTCCTAAACCGACTAGATATGCTTTACCTGTCCCGGCAAAATTTCGGTAAAACTCAATTGAAGGGTAAATTTTTTGCCCTTTTTTATTCATTTCCACAAAATTGGGTAAAGCTGAAATGGTCGCGAATAAATGAAGCTTTCCGTCTACTTCTTCTGCTTCAGCTTTCAAAATATCGCCATAAGCATTGAATGGTGGTTCAGGCGACCAACCCCCGAAATGTTCGATATTGATACGACCCGCATAATGCTCCGGGTTGTATGTGCTTGCCATTTCTTGAATCTCTTGACGCATTAATTCACGTCCATCGACGGTTTGTCCCTCACGGGCAACACGAAATCGTTTGATTACACGTCCTTCTCCTGGTAGTTCCATTAAATTATCCGCAATTCATTTTTAAGATGATTGCAGTCTGCTTTGACCAAAGGTATGGGCGCAATCTGACCTATCCTGATTAACGCTTAATCAGGAAAACATCACTCAGAGATTTTTTGTGCTTATCGCAACATTGGCACATGAATACAAATACGCCGACGTTCCTTGAACTCATGAACCCAAGACAGCAGGGAAGAATTCTTTTCTCGATGGGTATGTCTGTCTCTGAAATCGCCAATCACACTGGCGAAAATCGTTCGACTGTAGAAAGTTGGAAACAGCGCGATCAGTGGGCAAAATCGGATGTTTTTGATGACATCACAATTGCCTTGAAAATCCGTTATATGTCACTCACTTTCATGGAAAATAAAAGTAATGCCAATTACAAGGAAATGGAACGGATCTCAAAAGAGTTCGAACGATGGGCTAGGATCAATAAATATTTAGAGTCAGGTAAACAAACGGATCTCAATCCGAACATTGAGAACAGAAATGCAGGACCTAAAAAGCGGAAACTTAAAAATGAAATTACGCTCGAGGATCTGGAAAAACTTGAGGAAGCATTCAAGGAATTTTTGTACGTTTATCAAGAGGAATGGATGGATGCAATTTCTTGGTCTCGTATTTTTATATTATTAAAATCTCGCCAGATCGGAGCGACTTATATTTTTGCTTTATGGGCATTGATTGATTTATTAAAAACAGGGAAGAATAAAATTTTCATGTCTGCGTCAAAAGCGCAGGCTTACCAATTTGTCGAATATATAAAAGCATTTGTGCTTGATGTCATTGGGTTAGATCTGACTGGAGATCCGATTGTGATCAATGGACCGAATGGACAAGCAACAGTCTACTACTTGGGAACAAATGCGCTGACAGCACAAGGTCGACATGGCGATGTCATCATGGATGAGTTTTTTTGGATTCGTAAGTTTTTACAGTTCAAAAAAGTTGCTTCTGCAATGGCATCCCAAAAAATGTATAAGCAAATTTATATGTCTACCCCTTCAAGTATTTTGCATGAAGCATTTACATTCTGGACAGGTAAAGACAGCAAACGAAAACTACCTATCGAGATCGATGTCAGCAAGGTTGCATTAAAAACTCCAGTTAAGTGCGCTGATAGGAAAACTAGACAAATTGTCACATTGAGCGATGCCGAGGAAAAAGGGTGTGATCTATTTGATCGTGAGGATCTCCTTGCAGAATATGGCGACGAGGAATTTGCCAATTTATTCGATTGTGAATTTATCGATGATTCAGGATCTTATTTTCCACTTAAAGACATCATCCCGAATATGGTCGACACCTGGGAAGTTTGGAAGGACTTTTTTCCTAATCAAAATCCACGTTATGCAGGGGAAGTTTGGCTCGGCTACGATCCTTCGTTCACTGGAGACAATGCAGCACTTGCCATAATTGCACCGCCACGCACACCGCTGGAACCCTATCGAATCCTAGAAATCAAACAATTTCAGGGTATGAAAGCCAGTGAACAAGCTTTGTACATCAAAAAAGTTTGCGGACGTTACAACGTTACTTTTATCGGTATTGATAACACTGGGAATGGTTTGGCCGTTGCTGAGCATGTAGAGATTTTCTTCCCGCAACTCACGCGCTTGAACTACACACCAGAATTGAAAATCCGTATGGGCCTACGGGTAAAAGAATTATTCCAGAAACGCAGACTGCATTTTGATGCAGGTTTACAAGTAGTGGCTAAGTCCTTTTTATCGATCAAAAAAGCACTCACTGGAGGCGGTGGAAACAAAACACTGATCACAAGTCGAAGTGCTGAAACGGGTCACGGAGACATAGCTTGGGCAGTAATGAACGGACTAGAGAATGCACCAATTATTCATGTCCCAGATCCAGAACATCAAGGCGCACGTCAAAGCCGTATCAGAGTATTTAATTCATGAAAATATTAGACAGAGTTATTACAAGTTTATTTCCGCACAAGGAGCAAATGTCGGTTGATCATTCGGCACCAATAAATCGCGTGAACGAACAAACTAAAACTACGTTTCGAAGTTTTGGAGATCCTGAGCCTGTTCTTGATGGCCATACTCTTTTTGAATATGGCTATTGCCCCCAATGGCAGGAATGGTATGAATTACCGTATGACATAGCTGCTACTTCAAAGCTTTATCGCGGTACCAGCCACCATACCAGTGCAATTGTCATAAAAAGAAATATTCTTTCAAATGACTTTATCCCGCATCCACTTTTAAGCCGCCATGATTTTAATGCCTTGGCATTGAATCTGATTACCTTTGCAAATTGTTATGCTCATATTCAATATAATCGATTCCGTGGTGTACTGAAGCTGACTTCACGTCCAGCAATCAATATGAGAAAAGGGATTGATCTGCAAAGATTCTTTCAATTGGATGGCTTCCAAGCAAAACAACATGTATTTGATCCGCACGAAATCATTCATATTTCTGAGCCTGATATCAATCAGGAAATTTATGGAGTTCCGAATTATCTAAGCAGTATCAATGCCATTCTTTTGAATGAGGCAGCGACTTTATTCCGTCGTCGATATTATAAAAATGGCGCACATGCAGGTTTCATTCTTCACATTACAGACGCCATGAAAACTCAAAAGGATGTAGACGATTTGGAGGATTCTTTAAAGAATTCAAAAGGTGCCGGCAATTTTAAAAATCTATTGGTCTATACACCAGGAGGGAAAGAAAAGGGGCTAAATGTTATACCGCTGGCTGAAGTTGCTGCAAAGGATGAGTTTTATAATATCAAGATTGCAAGCCGAGACGATCAGCTTGCTGGGCATCGTATGCCACCACAGTTGATGGGCGTAGTACCTCAGAATGCTGGAGGATTTGGAGACATTGAAAAAGCCGCTAGGGTGTTTTATTACAATGAGATCGTTTACTTACAAAATCTAATGAAACAAATAAATGATCAACTTGGAATAGAAGTAATTCGATTTAAAGAATATGACTTAATTTCTTCGGAATCAAAGCCATAG